TGCCTGAAGTTTGACTTATGGTTGAGTTTCCTGAAGAACCTGTTGTTCCACTGCTTCCGCTAGTTCCCGAAGAACCATAAGTTCCTGAAGATCCAGAAGATCCACTTGAACCGCTAGTACCACTTGAACCGCTAGTACCACTTGAACCGCTAGTACCACTAGTACCACTAGTACCACTAGTTCCACTTGAGCCGAAAGTTCCAGAATTACCAGATGTGCCAGATGTTCCAGATGTTGCACTACTTCCACTAAAACCGCTACTTCCACTTGAACCAGACGTTCCTGAAGTTCCACTAGAAATATTTACTCTTTTAATTATATTATTTTCAACTACAAGATATTCAGTAGCACTTGTTGTTAATTGAGGCAATTCAGTAAATACTAAATTATTACTACCACTATAATATAATGTACCTGTTGTTAAACTATCTGAATCAGAGAATTTTGGTATATATCCACTAATTCCAGATCCATCAATTACTTTTTTGCCACTTAATGGACTAAGATTTATGGCTTGATTTATATATCCAGAACTAATATATAAAGTATCTGAGAATTCTGAAACAACCTCATCAGTATTAATTGCGCGAACTTTTACAAAATAATTAGTATCTTCTTTTACTGGAAAAATAAAAGATGGATCTATCGTTGAATATACAAAATCCGCAAAACCTGTTATTCTTTTTGCTATTTGTATTCCTGTTACAGTATCATTTAAATCATCGAATCCGCTAATATTTGGCGTAAAAACTGGCAAATATCTATTATCAGAATATGTGCCAGTATATATATTACCGCTAAAATATCCGCCACTTGGTAAAAAAACAAATTCATTATTACCAGTATAATTATAGCATAGAAAAACTTCTGAAGAATTTGATACTCCAGAAGGTATTCTTATTTCTGTTATATAATTTATTCCTGTAGAATATTGATCGTAAATTCCAGTTGGTAGAGAACCTAAATTATCAGTAAAAATTGTATGATCACTCCACTGTATTCCTGAAAATCCATAATTTTGAAAAACAGTGCCAGATGAATTTAAGCCAGTTCCTGTTCCATATGATATTGAAGAAATCTTATCTAAAGATCTATTTTGTAAAAAACAATCATATTTATTAGAATTTGATCCACTCTCTTCAACTAAGATATGAAAAGAACAATCTTGAGATTGTGTAACTGCATTCCATTTTACTAAAGCGTTTAAATCTAATTCTTTAGAAGTTTTATTAAAATTATTAAATACGTAACCAGTAACATTATTTATTTTTTCTGGCAAAAAAACCTCAGAATAAGAAGATGGCTTTATGCCTGAAGATGTTATTTTTTGACCACTAGAAAAATAACTATAAGGAATCAAATGAACATAATAAGGAAGTCTTATTTCATTATCTGTCAGTTGATTTTGATTTAATCGAATTAAATCTGGAACATAAACGTTATCTAAAGATGGAGCATTATAATTCGCGTAATATAAATAATCTTGACTTAAAGGATCAAAAGACTGACCTGTTGTAACAAATAAATCTAAAGATTCAATTATTTGTCTATCTGTATAATTTAAATTTAAATTTGTTGTATTATCTACACTATAACCACTAATTTGTACGCTTGGTACGCCAAAATTTATTAAAGCAACCCCTGTGCTTGTTCTTCCTTGAAAATCTTGACTTACTATATCAATAAAAAATTGATTATAATTAACAGCATTATTTGATCCAGTAATTGACGAAAATATATTAAATAACTCTTGAGAAGTTATTTTGTAATTAGTTTTATTAAAAGCGTTAGTATCTGTAAAAATTAAACTTCTTCCAGTATCATAATAATTAACATAAAAACCAGAAAACCCGACATCATTAACAAACGAAGTAATTATGTCTTTAGTTATTGGTCTTTCTACAGCCCAAGACAAAGAAATCTGATTTTCAGCCATGAAGCCGCTGACAAATGAAGTCGAAGGATCTATTCCAAAACTTGTTGGCGAATAATTGGTATTCTTTGACGAAAAAATACCATTTAAACTTAAATCAATATTTTTTATAGCAAAAGCGCTATCGTAATCAATTCCTGTATTGCTAATAAATGCCATATTATACTTTACACATTAATTAAACGCATGTTCGAATCAAAAGCGTATAAATCTATATCAAACACTACAGCATTATTATTTTGTAACGATATATTCTGTCCAAGAAAAACAGAAATTTTACTCGCCCCATTCTTATATTGTTTAAATTTTAATACTTTTCCATCTTTTATAATCGTACAGTATAAACCGTTAATATATTTATTGTTCTGTAATAAAGAAAACAGTTTAATAAAATTAATCTCTATGCTTAGATAATTTTTAAAATTAAAAGATTCTGTTAAAACTTCGTTTTCTATAGAGAATGAATAGTCAAAATTAATATTTATCGCTTGAATATATGATAAAGATGTTTGTTTTATATTTTCACCTATTATAGAATCAGAAAAAGCTGGTCTAATATAATCATCTGTAGCGAATACCACTTGTTTTTTATTGTATTGGTTTTCATCTATATATTCGTTTTTGTCAACAACATCGAATTTTTCAGAATTGTATTTCATAGCTGAAATTCCATATTCGTTTGCAGACGCTTCATTCATACCCACAACTCTGTACAAATCTTCTTGTTCAGCGTCGTTTTCTAAATAGATTGAAAAGTTAGCGTCAGATCTTAAATTAGAAAAGCTATTATACATTGGCAATGGATATCTAGAAAATGTTATTTCATTTATTTTTGCAAATTGAGTGTTAAAAGCTGCAACCGCATATAAAGGATTTCCTTTTGTTCTTGGCTGTGGATCTGTTAATTTTTGTTGATTTAAATAAAAAGTTACGTTAACTCCGTCATATGATATGGTCAATAAATCAGAACTTGTTATAGTTTTATTAAAATTAAAAGGACTTGCGACTGTATAATTTGGTGGTGTAGATGGAAAAATTCCAAGTAAATTTCCGCTATTTATATAAAAACCATATTGAATATCTTCATAACTATTTGATATATTGTTAGCGGAACTCAAACCACAAACAAAAATTTGAGTAACATCTACAACTTTAAAAGAAATTTGACAGTCTTCAACATAACTTTGTTTTGTAAAAGCTTTCTTATTCCAAGCTGCCGCCGAAATCAAATCAGATGATAACGTTCTTCCACTATCAGAAACTATAGCCTTGCTTTGTATATTCCAACTGAAATAATCATAAGGCAATAATTTTAACTTTAATTGTGAATTATCGCTTTCAAAAATACTCAATGTGCTTTCTAATGGTTCGTCGTTAACAATTGATAAAATTTTTATTCTTTTACCAATAACATCATTTTTAAGCTCTCTATCAATATATACATAATTGTTTTTAAAATCTAAAGATGTAACCTTTCCAAACTCTAATTTAGAATTTTTAAGATTATCTGCGATTCTAATTATATCTCCTATTTTTAAAAGACTAGCTTCTACACCAGTGGAAAAAGCAACTGTTTGCGACTCTAGTTTACCCGTTGTTAAAAACCATTTGCCTATTCTTTCGGCTTGATACTTAGAGGTTATTCCAAATCCTAATATTTCTTTTTCTATCAAACCGTATTTTTTTATTAATGTAGAATCTTCAACGTAGACCACTTTATCTTTAAAATTATCGGTCTTATCTAAATATGATACCTTAGCAACTGAATATGAAGATTCTAAATTAGAAGAGCTATAATTAAACAAACCCTCTTTTACATTTGAATTTGTAAAAACATAAGAAGTAGCTTTTTTTACATCTGTGTTTAAATTTAAAAGACCATTTTTAAAATAAAAGATACCTCTAAAAACAGACGATAAATCACTTAATATTTTTAATCCTTCTGTGGCTTCATTTATATAAATGTTAGCAGAAAATCTAGGCTCTAAAAAATCTCCATATTCTGGATGTTTTACAACACATTTTCCAGACGCTACATTTAAAGAACTATCAAAAATCTTTTTATTTCTAAAAGATAACGATATGTTTTCAGCGGTAGAATCATAGGTATTTATTGAATTTGATATGTTATTTAAATAAGATATAGCAAAGCTTTTAGCATTATCTTCTGTATTTAAAACTTCAGGATTTCCAACAATATACTGCTTTAAAGAATCATAAAACCTACCAGAGTTATCAGATTCAATGAATTTTCTAATACCAAAATCATTACATAACTTTATCTTTACTGTATTTCCTGCTTTTGTTACTGATAGTACAATTTTTTTAAAGTTTATGTTTATATTTTCATCAAGATTATTTTTTATATTATATAAATATATTATACTTTTTTCTGGATATCTAGTTTGTAATGTATTTAAAGGTTCAACTGAAGTAAAAGTTATTGTATTGTAATCTGTTTGATTTAATTCTATTTTATTATTGAAAGTGAATTCGTCTTCTTTATATTTGGTTCCAGCATTAGTAATAACTAATTCATCACAAAATTTAGATATTTTATATAACTCCCATTTGTTTAAATCTTTTTCAGACATTGATGATTTAGCTAAACCGTATCTACTATTTATACATAAATCATAAAAAATCCAAGCTGGATTATCAGTCCATTTTAATAATTTACTAAAATCTCCACTCCAATCCCCATCATATTCTCCGATATCAGAGTCGTAATTATTTGGTACTTTTACTTTTAATAATTTGCAATCAAAACTTCTAACCGGAATATTAGCGAAGTGTTTAGCGCTAATTACATTTTGACAAACCGCTGAATAAGGATAAGAAAATGCATAATCCACTCTTTCAACTATAGAATCTATTGAGAAACTTCTAGAATTATTACTTAATGTTCTATTTTTTGAACCAATTGCAGTTAATCTTTTTTCTACACTGTATACATTTATTAAATATTCTGGAGGGTTTCCAGATAAATTAACTTCTCTCTTAAATTGTATTTGAATTGGTATTATAACAGGATTTCCTTTTGCAACAAAGTAAGATTGATAATAAAAATATGTTGTCGTTCTTTCTGTAACATTAGTAACACATAATACGAAACGAATATTATTTCCACAAGTTTCTCCTTTTCCTCCTATATAAAAACATGTATCTATTTTTAAATTTACAGTCGCTGAAGTTATATATTTATTTTTTACATAATGAGAAAAGCTTCTTGCTTTATTTTTTAAATATATTAATTGTTGATATAATTGGTTAGAAGTTAAATCAGAAAACTGCTCTCCTATATATGATTTGTCTAAATTATTAAAACTAGCTATATTTGGATCTTGATCTAAATCATAAACTTTAGAATCATAAGAATAAACACTACTTGATATGTCATTAAAATTATTTACCTCATTTCCTAAAGTTAAATTAAAATTAGCTGCTGTTAAATTTAATAAATTTGTTTTTTTATCTTTTACTGAAATATCGTTGTAATAAATACCATAAGCTAATGAAGAATTTCTATTTTTAACTGTAGAATTCAAATCAAGCAAATTTAAAATATTACCATCTTTATCCACTAAGCCTTCAATTGGTCCTTCACATAAAAGATCATTGCTTTCATAAAAAGACTCTGTATCTAAAGTTGCGTCTGCTGTTATAAAAGAAGATGCATATGATATTGTGGAAGCTAAATCATTTTCTATAAATATTTTAACTACATCGGCTTGAGATGTGGAAGCGTTTAAAGACGATGTGTTTGCGGATGAATTTGGATTAGAGCTATTAGATCCTTGCTGAACTTGATTTGATAATCCAATACTTTCTGGAATATCTCTTTCCATGTCTTCCGTCAACCTAACTGGATATATTGAATTTGCGCCCATAAATTAATTATTATTAATTTTATTTGTTAAGACTATATCATTTGCAATAACAATACTTCCTATTTTTAATCTTCCATAACCTATAGGAATTGATACATTTCTTTTAGTTACGTTTTCATAACCAGAAAAGAGTCTTGAATTATTTTTAATATCTTTTGGAGCTTTTGGAGTCATTAAACTAGTTATTAGCATTGAAATTCCTGTTGATATCGCTATCAAAAGAATAGCAATTAATATATCAATACCAAGTGTTGATCCTAATATCAAAGGAACAACTTCTATTTTTGAATCTTTTTTTAATATTGGCGAATTAAAATATTCATGAGACACCGGCTTATCATCAACATATATAATAAAATGCGTTAAATATTCTTGAAAATTACCCAAAGCTTCTAAGAGTTTTCCACTGTTAGCTTCAATAGCCTCAAACGCTTCAAAAACAGTTTTAACATTTAAATGCCATTCTGTTTTTACATAGCTTTCAAAAATACCATGTAATTTAATATTAACCATATATTATCTTAATTTACACTTCTTTTCTTTAAAGATATTTTCTTTAATATCATAAATCACCATATTTAAATTATGATATTTTTGATAAAACAAATCAACATCAGAAAAATCAAAGCTTTCAGGATGACTATGAAAATAGTATAATATATTATAATTATTTTTTATTTGTAAGTAATCTTTAGGAGAAACTAAAACATGGTTTTGTTTTTCTGGATGTCTATTATCGACTGGAATAAATTTAATTAGTGAATCTTTTTCTACAATGAATCCGCAAACTTCTTCATTGGGATTTTTATTAGAGTAAGATCGCAATTCCTCATATATTTCAAGTTTTAGATTCATTATTATATGGAAATGTGGCTGGAAATGCCCCAAATGGTAAATACGGTTTATCCTTAGTTAAATTAACATTATCATTAAATCTTAATCGACATCCTCTTAAAGTGCGTGAACATTTATCTTGTTTCCAAACATCAGTGTTTTGCGAAGGATATTTATTTATATTATTAACTATACAAACAAAGTAATTTTTTGGTCTATTTAAAGAAACTATTTCTGATTCATCGTTTTCTAAATTAGCGTTAGAAATAGCATCTACATAAATAAAATCTCCAATCACATAAGAAGTAGTGGCTAACCATTCATTTTTATATGTTAAACTCGTTAAATTATAACTGCCATTATAAGGTAAATCATATAAATCTCCCGAATTAGTATCGTTCACTTTTTTAACAAAAACCTTATCATTTTCATCGGCAACTGGCGCTCCTAAATAACTATTGAAACTACCTCCTATTGTTACCGGCAATTTAGGCCCTGAATAATCTCTATTATTTCCATAATTACATCCATAACATCTATAATTCCACGAACACGTATCATTAGTAATTTTTCTTGCAGGAATAGACAATGACTGAACATCAACTTTTGTTGTTAGTTCCAGCTCAACTAAGTTTAAATTTTCTGCAATTTTTGCGTTTACTACGAATCTATCAAACGCTATATAAGTATTAAAATTAGATACTCCATATGGATTAATGCCATTTTCAAAATTACTGATGTCTAGATCTTTGGCTAGTATTTTTTTTCTATTACAATTTTTACCTATAAGATCATTTCTATCTTGCAATACTTTAGAAAAATAGTTATTTATATTACCGATTTGTAATTTAGGTCTACTTTGTCTACCATCTGAAGAGGTTTCATAAGAAGAGAACTCACAAGGTATAAAAAGATATTCTTTGTTTTGAAAAAATAAATTTTTATTAAAATTCTTAGATCCATGAAATCGCAAGTAACCTTCATTAGATTCTAATTCTATTTCAAATAAATCTATTATGACGTAGTTATTAAGTTTAAATAAAGTGTTCATGGTATTGATGATATTTTGCCAGCTAAATTAAAAACATTTGGCAATCTAACTCTATCAGTAATATTCAAATAAGAATTTGAAGTTATTCCCGTGAATAATTTTATATAGCTTTGCGTTAAATGATTATTAACTTTTCTATTTTCATCATTGAATAACACTCTATTATAACATAAAACATCAAAAAAACTAGTAGACATTGCGGTATCATCATTTTCTAATTTAAATGTTGTAGATAACATTTCTGAAATAAAGTTATTTATATTTCTTACTGATGATTCTGTATTAAAATTTAAATCATAAAAAGTATGCAATTGCCCATTTACATATATCGTATAAACAGAGCCAGTTCTTTTTATATTTAAAATGAAAGGATATATAGTGAAAGAACTAATATTCAAACATTTAGATAATTGACAATATGAATTTTCAGCCCCTTTATTTAATGAAAAGAAATTATTTCCATTTTCAATTTTATAATTATACAACAAAGAAGTGAAAAAATTAAAAGTATTAGGTTCTGCAAAATTATTAATAGAAACATTTGTATCAACAAATTTTTTGAAATTTATATGTTTTTTGCTTATCTTGGTTGCGTCTTCATACCAATTAATTAAGTTAAAAGTTTTTGACGGAGTCATTGTTCCCCCAAAACAACCAACTATATACAAATCAAAATTCTTACAAGTTGATGAGCCAGAAATAAGCCCAGAAAGAGAACCGTTTGTGATAGTTAAAGCTTTGTATCCTGTTGAATTAAAATTAGGGTTATATGAAACCCCTGTTGCGCTTGGCGTATTTAAAGTAAAAATTGTTGAAGCGTTATTGTTTTTTGCCACCCAAGACGACGAACTTGTCAATAAAGAATTTTCTAATCTAAAAACATAATCAGCAGGTATATCCGTATTGTATAAAGAATATCTTATTGATGAATTAGAGTATTTTTTAATTAAATTTCCAGCTTGAGAAACTGCACCAGGCATACTTAAAAAACTTAAACCTGTTGGATTGTAAGTTATAGGAAAATTAATTATATCAGTGTATACTATAGGTTTGTAATATGTATTTTGATTGAATGGTATATTTTTATTATAAATATTGTCCAAGTATTTAAGATAAAACGTATTAGAACCGTCTTCTCCATATTCTGATTTGTTTGAGAAAAAAGAAGCAATAACAGCAGACGTTGTTGTAGTTGCTGCTCCATTTCTAAAGTCAGCAGCTCGACCTCTAAA